AAAGAGTAATGCACTGTCTCCGTTTTTTGTTTCTCTCACCTTATCTAATTTGGGCGTTTCACAAGTCCCGTTTCGGTTCACTGAATGTAAGTCCCACACACATTAACGAGGAGATGGATGTGCCTCTGGGATCGCAACCCAAGAAAGAACTAACATCCCCATGGCTTTTTATTCCCCTTTTTTAAATGACGAGAGAAGGATTACCAACTGGTCAATTACAAGAAGAGACACAGGAACTTCTTGATGAGTACAATGAGACCTATGATTGGTCATACAATGATATGGTTGATTTCATCAAAGAGCATGGTGAAGAGGAGTTTAGAGAGTATTATGAGAAGTATTCATCATTAGTTGATGATTATGGTAAAGGAGTGGTGGATCAATACATAGAAGATTATTTCTTAGATGCTGTTGAGCATCTTGAGGATGCCTATCAGGGTGAATATGTGAGTGGAGCAGATTTTGCCGAGCAAATTGCTTCAGATTGTGGTTATATTTCAAGAGATTTTCCATCATGGATTGAAATAGACTGGCAAGCAACATGGGATAATGCTCTATCGTATGATTATACAGAGATTGTAAACCCTAATACTAACCACGTTGCCATTTTCAATAACAGTTATTAAACTGGCACACTCGTCCTTGAAGCATGACGTAAAACTGCTATACTATAGAAGTTGAGAGACATACATCCAATTCTGGTTAGGAGTTGCTCAA